ATGACAACCCCGCTCAATCAAACACAAATCGTTTCAGCCGTACAAGAGAAGAACAAAATGCTTTTCGATCATGAACCCGCATCAGCTTCCATGCAGCGCTCCTCGCCTTGCTCTGCAATGCCCGACGATCGCAGTCAAGCTTCTACTCAGCCATCGTCGGCCGGACAGCATAGTTTGCATTCGTGTATCTACATTGCTCTCTTGTGCTCGCGCTGTGGTTCTGTTCGCCAGGCAATTGCAGATCTACCAGCGCACTCCGTCATTGGGTGTCCGGAATGTGGGCAGGAATGCACCTTCGTTCTGCTCGGCTCCGGGCTTACATCAAGAGATCTTCCATTCCATCAGGTTCATATTGTTGAGCCTACTCGTTGGGATCCGCAGCTTGATGGTGAAACCAACAGCCCCTGAAAAGAAATAGCCGCAACGGAATGGTTCTTCGCGGCGCGAAGGCAAGTGTGTCGGTTAGCAAATCTTCACAGCGTCACTCAAACCAAAATCAGCAACCTATTCAACGCGTGAGAGAGGGAATATCTAGTGTCGCAGTATATTGTGCCTGTATATCGGATGCATCAGCCCACATTCCTCTCGCCCTGCATTCTGGGCGAGCCATGCCACACCTGCGCCATTCACGCGTATTGTCTGTCGGATCCCTGCAAAGATTGCCTTCAGGGCAAGACCGTGGAGTGTGAGCGGGCTTATCCCGCGCCGCCGGCATTTGCTGTACGTTTTATTTCGGCCCTCACGCTCGTTAGAGACGGTCTGGCTGTGTTCATTCATAAAAACACTGCTCTGCAGCTCACGTTCGCCAAGCTTACTTATTTGCGGGATACAAGCTGCAACATCAATGGAACAGCCATCTGGGAGTATGCAGCGGGCTCAGACCGCGTCAAGGCTGCTCTTTACGTTGGATGGAGAAAGAATCTGGCAACCGTTACGTCTATTGACGATGAAATCTTAGCTGATCTGGAAATTGAAGATGAAGGTAACATGCCGGGCGAAGCATTCAAACATCGGCAAATGTATTCCGCAAAAATTGAGGCATAAAAACCCATGGCTGAAACCGGCAAACGCCAGATTATGAAACGTCGCAAAAAAGAAGGCGGTTCCAATCTCACGCCTCAATTGCGGGCAACGGCCAATTCCAGGTCGGCCTCAACCAAGCCACACGATCATAAGACTGGTAGTGCGTCCGCACCGGCAAAGAAAACCAAACTCCTCAGGCTCTCGCTCAAAGAGTTTGTTAAACGGGCATGGGGAATTCTTGAGCCTGTCAGTACTCGCGTCTGGAGCTGGCATCTTGATCTCATCTGTGAATACCTCACGCTGATCAGGGACGGAAAATTCAAAGACGCTTGCCCTGACCGTGAAGGCATCATCTTCAATGTCCCTCCGCGGACCATGAAGAGCCTGCTGATCACCGTCTTCTTTCCCATCTGGGTATGGACCACCGATCCATCGCGCCGCTTCATGTTCGTTTCATACTCTGAGAAGCTCAGCACGCAGCACAGCATCTTCCGCCGCAGCATCATTGAGTCAGAGTGGTACCAAAAAGAATGGGGCAAAGTCTTCACGCTTTCGCGTGATCAGAACGTCAAAAGCCACTATGGGAATTCTTCGCGTGGCGTCATGTTCTCCACCGGCATGCAAGCCACAGCCACCGGCATGGGTGGTGACGTTCTTATCTTTGACGATCCGCTGAATCCGGAACAGGCCATCAGCCAGGTGGAAAGGGAAGCGGTCAACCTGCGCTTCGATACCACATTTCGCAGTCGCATCAATGATCCCGCCACCGGTGTAAAGATCATTATTATGCAGCGCCTGCATGAGCTTGATCTCACCGGTCACGTGCTCGCTCGGGAAAGTAGCCGTTGGGAACATGTCAGTCTGCCGGCCATCGCCCCTGAAGATAAAAACTGGATATTTCCTTCGGGTGAAACGAAAACGCAGAAAGCTGGTGAACTGCTCTGGTCCGCTCGGCTGCCGCAATCTTTTCTGGATAGTCAGCGTGTTGGCATGGGTAGCTGGGCTTTCAACGGACAATATCAGCAAACGCCGGCTCCGCTCGAGGGCGGCATCATCAAGCGCCAATGGGTGCGATTTTATCGTCAGATGCCGGAGAAATTTGAGTTCATGGTCCAGTCGTGGGACTGCACCTTCAGCGGCGGCCAGGAGAATGACTTTGTCGCTGGCCAGGTCTGGGCGCGCTCCGGCGGAAAATATTTCATGCTGCCGTATCGCACTTATGACCGGCTTGATTTCGGTCCCACCATGTCCGCCATCAAGGCCTGCCATGCAAAATATCCGCAGGCGCACGCCGTGCTCATTGAAGATAAGGCCAACGGTCCGGCCATCATCAGTGAGTTACAGAAAGAAATCGCCGGGGTGGTTGCCGTAAATCCTGAAGGTGGAAAGCTCGCTCGCGCTCAGGCCACCGCGCCTCTCTGGGAATCCGGCAGCATTGAGCTGCCTGATCCGCAGATTTTCGGCTGCAACTGGATTGAAGATTATCTCCATAATATCTGCACGTTTCCCAAGGCCGCTCATGATGATGATGTCGATGCTACGTCGCAGGCGCTCATTTATATGCGTAGCCGTCTCGGTGGCGGCATTGTAGAGTTCTACCGCCAGCAGGCGACCGGAGAAGTCACACCAGGACGAAGCATCAAGCAAACGCAAAGTGGCTCAAACAAAGATTGTGGACCGCAGGCGCCGGGGTCCCCAGAGCGCGCCGGTTTTGCGCGCGGTGGGGTGGAGGTGCCCTCGCCTGCGAAGGGAGGTCTTTCGGACTCGACTCTCGCTCAAAACGTGACTGCCGCTGTCGCCCAGGGCAGCCAGATTCAGTGCCATTACAAGCAGTACCCAGAAATTCGCGCTGCACTGACAGACGCTATGGTGAGATGGAACGGACTTGAAAACGGACCTCAAGCCTTGTGGGCCCGCAGTGAGATTGAGCGATTGGATTTGTTGTTCTTGAGTCGCAATGAGCCGGAGGTAATCTCGAGAACGACGGCTCAAGGACAAGAAGCGACGGATCAGAAAGGGTCCGTCATCCCGAGCCCCGTAGATTGAGGGGGCGCTTTCAGGCCCCCATTTGCGCTCTTGCGCGTAAATGGGCAGAGCGCCCGAATAGGAGCGAGGGACCTTTTGCTTGCAACAAGCGAGCATGTTTCCACCGTTGAGAAGGCTGTAAACGTAAGAGAGCCTTAGGTTCGATACAAAAACTGATAATCATCTGCGAAACCGCGGATTCACCAATACGCTAAGCGCCGCAAGGCGCGACCACAGATTAGCCCATGCTGAAGGCGAGCAACGCGAAGCCGGAAGCGTGGGTCAGCAGAAGATAAGTTCGCCCCGTAAGGGCGGCACAAATCATGCCCCTCGGCTAAACATCTTGAGCTGCTTCGCCGGATAGGCGCACAGCTCCTTCACCGGACACTCATAACACTGCGGCGATTTGTCCCGGCAGATTTCTTTGCCATGTTGCCGCAATAACAAATGGGCCTGTGCAATCGCTTCCACCTTGCGCGGAAGCTCCGGCTTCAACGCCTCTTGCACTGATCGATACGCAGCGCCGTAATTTTTCTGCCACCGTCCATAGCCGACGCGGGTCAGAACGCGCAGCCCGTTCCATTCCAGTGGTAAGCCGGGTGAAGCGCTGCAGAACATCAATATCTTTTCCGCGCCGGGATCTCCGATGTTTGGGAATTGTTTCAACGCTTTTTTGGCTTGAGCGTAAGGCAGCTTGAGTATCTGGTCCAGGTCGCCATCAAACTGGCTCATGGTGATTCGTGCAATCTCCTGCCAGCGAAATACTCGCACTTTAGGGCGCATGCCGCCCATCGTGGCCAGCGCCAGCAGGGAATCAGGATCGGCCTTCAGGATTGCTTTTGCGCTCAGCCCGATCTGTTTCCTCAGGCCCTCGAACACAGCGGTACGGCGCTCGTCCGGCAGAAGGTAACACGCGTTTTCCCACATCACTAGTTCGAACGGTCCTTTGGCGGGCGGCATCGCAGGAGCGCCGTAGTGCTTCTTAAGTTTCGCGATTAGTTTTTTGAATTCCGGCATTGTAGCGTCTGACAGCATAACTCACGTGCTTGTTCAGCGAAACCCGTGTGGCACAGCCGCCCTCGGCTGTGTTCTGCCGCGATTGACGAAAGGCGTGGAAACGTAACACACAATCACCCCGGCAACCGAAACCTGGCATCTTCTGTCTTTTCAATTTCGCCGGCTTCTGCCATGCGTCGCAAAACGGTATGAATCGACGACAAAAGATTTACCTGGCCCTCACCGATTCCCATCTTCATTAGATCGTCGCGGATATCGGTTGGACTTAGCGCAGTCTGGTGGATGCGGAACAACCGCCGGATAGCGTCAGTGAATCCCGGCTTGGCGTCAATGGCAAAGCCCTCCACCAGGAGCAGCTTGTCAATCTCCTCCGGGGCAGCGCCGCATAGCTCGCCCAGCGCCTTGACTGTCTGTTTCAGCTTGCGGACCTTCTGGTCCAGGGCGTCTCGTTTTTGCAGGTGCTCTAGCAGATCGAGTTTCGCTGCCGCGTAAGCTTGCTTGTATGTTTCGCGCGCCATAAGTGTGTCTAAAGTCTAAGCAGTGTCTAAATAATTGTCAACGCTTTACATGTCTGATAATTGGCAGATAATAGAGAAAAAATCATCGAATAGCGATTTTTCTATTGACTTCCGAAACAGAGTTGTCGTATAAGATGTCTATGCAGGGCTGAAGTTGGTTCTGCATAGCCGGGAGCGGCGCCGGCTTAATCCAACGGCCTGCAACCTTTCCAAGGCCGGCGTACCGTTTGCGTCTGCTGCGGGAACCTCATTCTGGGCTTTTTGATGTGCCGTCATTCGTCTGCTTTCGCAGGAATGCGCGCTCACATCAGGAGCAGAGCAAAAGGACCTCTGCAGGTTCTTACTCCATCGCAGAATGATAGGTTCCCAAAAACCGTCAAAAACCAGGCTGTAAATAAATACCTGTTCAACCCTTAGCTATCCCAGCAAAACAATCTGCCGTCTCAGGCCGCTCTACTCGCGCTGGCCTCTGTCCGGCGTCGAGGTGTTTCCCATGGCACACGATCATAACGGACGCGTCGGTCCGCCGCGCTGTGAAGAATGTAACGCGCCCCTCAACTCTGATGACCGCCGCTCCTCATCGGAGCTCTCGCGTTCGCTCTGCGTCGACTGCTACTGCGCGCTCTATCCTTTTCCCGTCATGAAGAAGAAGCGCCGCCGTCGCATCGTCGCGCATGCCATTTCGTCGGCATTCTCGCCCTTTGAGACTGACATGCCGATTGGGATCGAGTCTTTGCGGAGAATGTAAAACAGACTTTTTGAAGGAACCGAACAACTGGTAAGCCAGTTAGCTGTTTCCTCCTCAGACATGCCATCCCGAACTCCGAGGGTCGAGCTTAGGTGAGACCGAGCGCGGGGTCCCCAAAGCGCGCCGGGTTTTGTGCGTTTTGGGGTGCAGTGATGAGGGACCGGCTCCGCTGCTGCATCGCGTGAGCCAGAATCGTGTTTTGCCTCAACAAAGCGTCCTGAACCTAACCGCATTCGCAAAAGAACAAGTGTCAGGGCACGAGTTCACTCGTGCCGTACCGCTTCCAAAATATATGGGCTTCAGCCCCTGCAAATGGAGAACTATGAACAAAAAAATCGCGTTCGCCCTTCTCGCCCTGCTCTGCGTCACCACGCTTCTCGTCTTCTCTCAAACTTCCAGCCAGTTTCCTGAAATGGATAAGAACGGCCGGCCGCTGCTGCCGCGTCCCATGCCCCACCTGGCTTACTCTCCAACGGATCTGGCGCACAGCGGCGTTGCTCTCCCGGCTTCCATCGGCGGCGCTACACCAAACACCACCATCATTCGCGTCGGCGATGCCACCAAAATGACGGTCTTCGCGTCTTGCACCCAGAACTTTGATCTAGTCATGAGCGTTTACGTTGCTGACGATCAGGGCCAGTCGAATCCGAATTTTGTGCTTTATAACAGCTACGTCATTGCGACTAACATTGCGTCCGGTGCGCAGCAGGCTTATCTGGCAACTGAACTTGCTCCCACCGTCACCAGCGGAACACTGGGTGCGCCTGTCCGGCTTCCACAACTCGCTGTCTCCTTCTTTGAGAAAAATGACGTTGCCACCGCTGGCACCTGTACTGACCGTGTGATCGTTGGATACTGATCGATCGACTTGTCGATTGCTTGCTACAAAAGCGGTCTGGAGCGAAGCGACAAAATTCGAGGTCACAGGCGGCGAGGCCCGGATCACTGAGCCGCTAGCCCGCAGGGCTGAAGACACATAATCCCATCAACACTGCAAAAGCGGTCTGGAGCGAAGCGACAAAATTCGAGGTCACAGGCGGCGAGGCCCGGATCGCCGAGCCGCTAGCCCGCAGGGCTGAAGACACATAATCCCATCAACACTGCAAAAGCGGTCTGGAGCGAAGCGACATTATGAAATGGACAGGCGAATACATCATCGATGACGCAGGTCAGTGCCGCTGGCATGAAGGCATGCGCATTCAAGATGAGCACATGAAGTCCGCATACCGCAAAAACTCTCTGATTGAATTCATCATTGAAACTTCCGCCGTGATGGGCGTGAAAGTGGGGATTGCCTGACTATGTCTGAAACACTCAATGGCGGAAAACTTACTGCTCTCGAAACTGGCTTTGTAGATCGCGTCGGCCGCAAGCTGCGCAACACGCTCGACGTGTGGTTTGGTCCTGACCTTCCCATGTCGCCCAGCGCTCCCGCAGGCACTCCGCCGCGGACGCTCGATTATCCAGTCGGCTACAACATCAACATCCAGCCGCGCAACATGGAGCCCATCTCTTTTGACCAGATGCCAGCTCATGGGCTTTGCGCCGACGATCCAGGTGCTGCTGGAAAACGTTTACAACGGCAACCAATTCAACGTGCTGTTGTATTCCGTGGTCGCATCGAAGCTAACGTTTGCCACCAAGCAGGAAGACTTCATCATTCCTGAGTTTGACTTTGAGGCCTTTGCCAATGCGGCGGGCCAGGTCATCGATATGTATTCGAGCGAGTAAGAAGATTTAACCGCAAAGGGCGCCAAGGGTCGCAAAGGTTGGCTAGGTTTTTACAATCCAATCTTCTTTGCGGTCATTTGCGTCCTTAGTGGTGAATGGGTTTTCTGTGGCGCGATCAACACACTTTTATTGGAGGACACGTACCATGCTCAAGCAACAAACTGTACCCACTTCGCTCGGACAACTCACGGTCTCATCGCTTACGCTGGGTGAATTGCGCCAGTTGGACTCGCTGTTCCAGGAAAAACCTTCCGCGGAAAACTCCGGACTTGCTTCGTTGCTCCGGTATTTGCCCGTGATCCAGAATGCCATAAGAAAAGTGCACCAGGACCTGACCGCAGAGCAGCTTGAGAACGGCCTTACCTTTGACGATTTCAATGTTCTTTTCAACGCCATGCTTGAAGTCTCGGGACTCAAGAAGGCGGCCGCGGGGGAACCGACTCCGGTACCGGTATAGCGGACTGGCCGTTTGTCTTTGGCCACGTCGCCACCGCTACCGGATGGACTCTGCATGAGATCGAGCAGCTGACTCTATGGGAACTGAATGATTTGATGGCGTACTGGAAGGACTATCCTCCGACCCATGTTCTTGTGGCTGCATATCTGATGGGTGGAAAGAAGAAAACAGTCGGCAAAATCCGAAACTTTACTGACGGACATTTCAATGAACTTACGCAAGCTGTCTCTTTCGCTGGCGGAAGCGTAACCAAAAAGCTTCCGCAGTTCTATAAGGCATAACTTTATAAGGCGTTGCGTGCCGATAGTGGAACGTAAAACTTTAGATATTACGGTTGTGCCAGATCGTTCATTTTTTGCTTTGCAAATTCGAAACGTTCACTTAGTATCTCGCTTTCCAAAGGAGAGTAACTCATGCGCCAGGCAGGAGTCCTGCTGCTGCTGTTGGTCTGCTTCGGTTGTTCTGGCAATAAATTGGATCAGGCTACTGCCGAGGGGCTGATGAAGCGTATTCTATCCTCAAATCCAGCCAGGTTCAGCCTGCATGTGGGCCGAGTTGGGACCCAGTGCCCTTACCTGAATGACAAAGGGCAGCAAGCGGAACTGCCCCTGGACCTCACGCCTCAATCCCAGCCAGCTACCGTTTTTGCCGAGATGGCCGGATACGTCACAGTCAACGCAGACGGGGATGGATATTGGAAAGTGGCGCTGACGGACCAAGGGAAAAAGCTTTTTCAGGAGAGCGGAAGTAGACATCTGAGCAATGCGGCGCTCAATGGTTGCGATTACGAAACCGATTTTTTCAACGTTGCTGTACCGGAATTGGTGAAGGTGACCGCAATCACGCCGGGCGAAAACTCTACTGAAATCGCCTTTGTGTGGAAATGGAACACGACCGAACTCGGAAAAGGATTGCGTCAGGATGGAAAGCTTTATTCCATGCTGACGTCGCCACAGCGCGAGGATCTGCAGCGCCGTATCAATCATATTGACTTTGGTTTCCAGAAGCTCGCGCTACCGGTGCCTGGGGAGGACTACACCGGAACGGGCAGCGTTCGAGTTAAGAAAGGCGCGAATGGCTGGGGGCCGGCATAGTAAGCGCCAATTGTGCGAGCGGTTGTACTTGATCCATCCGGCAACATGAATAGCGGAAACGAACCAGAGAGGAGTTGTTGATGCGCAAAGGATGCTTGTTACTGCTGTGCCTCTTGACCGCCTGCTCCGGCAGCAAAATGATGGACAAAAAGACTGCAGAAGAAAAAGTCGCCCCATACCTAAGATCTGATCGAAGCTATTTGGTTGCGGAGGTTGGCAGAGTGGGGGCCCATTGTGGAACCATCGAGGTCAAAGGGCAGCAGTTTACTCTAAGTGTGACACCCTCGACGTCTAAATCGATCCGGCTCGGTGAGGCCGCGGGCTATTTGTCCGTAGCACCTGACGGACCTGATTTCTGGAAGGTAGAACTTACCGACAAAGCTAAAGCAGACGGGGCAGCCATCGGAGTCCTTGACGAAAATGTTAAAAATGGATGCGACTACAAGATGGTAGAACTGTTGATTGCGACTCCGGCACTTGTAAGGGTAGTAAACGTTAGTGCGGATAAGAACGCTCCAGAAGTTGAATATGATTGGAAGTGGGCCCCGACGGATCTTGGCCGTGCTCTGCGGGAAGATGGCAAAGGCTATGTCTTGCTCAGCCCGGAAGAACGAGAGCAGATGGAAAAATACTCGATTTACGGCGGTCACATGCCCCTGCCTTTCCCTCCTGACAATGTTGTACAGCGAGGTGTTATGAAATTTAAACGCTACTCAGATGGATGGCGTAAACAGTCCTCACAAACCTAACATTTTGGTATCGACTGATTCGAGCAGCCTGCGGGCTGCTTTTTTATTGCACAGAAAGCCAGTCTGGAGAGACACAGTATGTCCGAAACCGTCAACCTTGAGCTCAAGGCCGATCCGTCTGAAGCGAAAGAAGCGCTCCAGCAGGTCAACAAGTCGCTGAAAGAAGGCAAAGAAGCCGCCGAAGCCTTGAACCATGTCCTCGATGGCGATCTGGCGGGCGCGTTCAAATCTCTGGGCGAACTGAGTAAGACCCTGGGCATCGATCTCGGGCTGGCATTCAGCCCGGCAGAAATCATCGCCTTTGCCCAGGTTGTTGCCGAGGTCGCCGACAAACTGAGCAAGTTGATCGCGGACACTTACATCTACACGGACGCGATGAAAGAGGAAGACAAAGCCCTTGCATCGGCCAACAAATCACTGGAAGCCTCTGCCGCCCGAGTAAAGGCTTTGGGGCGGGAAACCCAGATTGCAGCTGAAAAAAGCGAAGCCGGCAAAGAGAAACTTCGGTTGCAATTCAAACTTGAAGATCTAGGAGGAGACCCTAAAGCTCTTAAAGCCAAGATGGACGAAGCTATCGCGGACCTAGCAAGTGCGAGAGCACAAGCTGCGAAGCTGGAGAAAGACGGACCATCCTTTGGACGGCCAGAAGACGGCACGGCGGTTGCTCCCGATCAGGCAATAGCAGAGTTCAATCAGAAAGTAGAAGAATCAGATGCCAAGATAGCAAAGCTGGAAAACACCATCAATGCTTACGCCGCCGCAATTCGTGTTGCCGATGCGGAGACGAAAAGAACTGGTCAGATTATCGCGAATGATCTGGCTGAACAGGCGGCAGCAACTTCACAGGCAGAAATATCCGCCGGACAGCGGCGCAAGGAAGCCGTTTTGGCGCTTGAGAGAGAAAAGTGGAACGCTATAAAAGGGCTTGTAAAAACGACGGCCGAAGAGAATGAAAGGATCGAAACGGGTTTTGAAAACCGCTCCTATCAGATCCAAAGGGAGGCACTCGAAGCCAGATTGCGACTGGCCAAACAGGACAACAATACTGCCCAAACAGTCACAATTAATAGTCAGTTACAAGTCCTGGCCACGAACCACGAGGCCACCTTGACCAAGATTCGAGCGCAAGGCGTCGCCGAGCGGCACAAGCTCGAGGACCAGCAGAGCGCAACGCTGGCAAAACAGAGCTCAGACGCATTGGCGCAGGTCAAAGCCGAGAACGACACGATCATTAAAGGGGCTGACGAACAATTTCAGGTCTGGGATGAAGGCTACAAGGGCCAGATTGAAGTCGCCAAGATCGCCAGCGAGACCAAGATCCAGCTAATCACCCAGGATTTTGAAAAAGGCAAGATCACTCAGCAGCAGGAAATTGCGCTGATCGCGCAAGAGAAAGAACGGGAGCTGGAAATCGAGAAGCTTACCCAGCAGAAGCGCTGGGCTTTGTGGGATGGCGACAAAAAAAAGCAGCAGGAAGTCCAGAACCAGATCGATAAGATCATCGCGCAATCCAAGCAGGTTCAAACCAAGGCCGTAACCGATGGCCTGAAAGCGCAGGAACAGCAGTACAAGCAGGTGTTCTCTCAGATCGGCAATTCCTTCAAAACAGAAATCCTTGGAATGATCCAGGGAACGGAAACCGTAGCTCAGGGTTTCGCCAAGATGTTCAACTCACTGATCAGCTCATTCGCCGATTATGTTGCCCAGAAAGCGGAAAAAAAGGCCGAGGAATGGCTGATTGACAAGCTGTTCACGGAAAAGAAAATTGGCAGCGAAACGGCTGCTGCTACTGGGATAGCGTCAATGGCTGGGTTTGCCTCTGCGATGCAGGCGCTACCGTTTCCGATAAATGTGTCTATGGCCCCGGCAGTTGCAGCAGCAGCCGGGGCAACGGCTTCAGGTATGGGCGCTATAGCAATGGGCGCGGCTTCTCTCGCGATTGGAACCGACTACGTTCCCATGGACGGGCTTGCCTACCTGCACAAAGGTGAAAAAGTGATTCCAGCCAGCATGCAAGGCCCAGGCTACAGCGGAGGTGCTGGAATCACGATTGTAGTAAATCACTCCGTAAGCGCCGTTGATGCTGCATCATTCCAAGGCCACATTCGCCGACACAGCAACATGATTGCCAATGAAGTTACGCGGGCGCTCAAACGGAAAGGAGCAAGATGAGCAACCTTCTGTTTCCCAAGATTCGGGGCCTGGGTTGGACTATTACGAAGAACCCCACGTTCTCGACGGAAATCCAGTCCTCGCTGGCCGGCCGCGAAGTAAGGGTACAGAACTTCCAGAATCCCATCTGGGAGTTCACCCTGGCCTATGAATATTTGTTGAACGATCCACGATCCAGGGACGAAAACGAACAGACGCCGCTAGAAACGCTGGTCGGTTTCTTTCTGGCCCGCGGCGGCCAGTTTGATGACTTCCTGCTGAATGAAAGTGACCTGACGCAACGGCTTGAGGATTCTGTTTTTTCCGGGCAGCCCATCGGTACAGGAGATGGTGTCACCACGAATTTCCAGCTTGTACGCAACGTTGGCGGTTTTTTGGAAGCCTGCCAAAATCCGGCGAACCAGCAGGCAACTATCTATGTGAACGGCGGAAAGAAGGCCCAGGGCACGGATTACAACGTGTCTCTTGGGCTGGTGACGTTCAATGCTCCTCCAGCCAGCGGCGCAGCCATTACAGCGGATTTCACTTTCTTGCACCGCGTGCGCTTTGACGCTGGAACGACGCGAGGCAGTTCATCGAGCGGAACGCGCGAAGGCATTGAATTCAGCAACTTCTATTTCAATCTCTATGAATGCAAGGAAGTCCAGTTGATTTCTGTGCGCAAATAACGCGCGCCAGCCATTAGCAATTAGCCCAGCCAAAGCATAAAGCAGCGAGCCCGCACACGCGGCGAGCTGCGCCGCATCAGGCGCATTCACCATCTCCGGCAACACGAATAGAGTAAGGCGGTTTGCGAAAAAATGAAAACACCTACAAATATCGGTGGCAACAACCTGGTCACGTGGCTGCAGAGCGCAACAGAAATCCGGATGGCGGACCTTTACACCATCGCGCTCAAAAATGGCACAGCATTGCGCTATACAAGCTGGGATACGAACCTGGTGGTGCGGGGAAACACATTTCTGACCGGGCCGCCGAACATTTCGCGGTCGGCGATTGAAGAGAAGCTCGGCATGGACGTGGCGACGCTGGAGATCACCATCGAAGCCAGTCTCACCGACACGATCAATGGCGTGCCGATTCTGCAAGCCATCGGTCAGGGATTGTTTGATGGCGCGTCTTTCAAGATTGACCGCCTGTTCATGGACTCCAGCTCAAACCAGATCGGGACGGTTGTGAGGTTTTCCGGCTTCATCGGCGCGCTGGATGAACTTACGCGCTCTTCAGCCAAGCTGTCTGTTAACGCCGGCACGGCTTTTCTGAGCATGCAGCTTCCCGCGGTAATTCTTCAACCCGGATGCACGAACACTCTCTTTGATGCGCGCTGCGGATTGGTCAAGGCGAGCTTTGCGGAAGCGAACGTTGTGCAAGCGGGGAGCACGGTCAATAAGGTGCTTTCGCTTTCCGCCAAAGACAACGGCTATTACGACAATGGTCAGATTGCTTTTACATCGGGAGCGAATGCCGGATTAGTCAAAGCGGTGAAGCAGTACTTCTCTACAGGCGGCCCGTTCTTTACTTTCAATTCTCCATTGCCATTTGTTCCGAACGCCGGAGATGCATTTATCGCTTACCCAGGATGCGACAAAACTCAAGCCACCTGCGCGAGTAGTAAGTTTTCCAATCTGGTGAACTTTGAAGGCTTTCCTTACGTGCCTGCTCCGGAAACCGCTATCTAGGAGGAACCGCCAAATGCAGCGACTGACAACAGAGCAGCGCAGCAATATTGTGCGCGCAGCCAAAGAGTGGCTGGGCACGCCATATCACCATCATGCGCGGGTAAAGCATGCCGGTGCGGATTGCGCCATGTTTCCACTGGCTGTGTATCAAGAGTGCGGCGCCCTGCCGCGAGAATACAGGCCGCCGCAGTACTCGGTCCAGTGGCATCTGCATCGAAGTGAAGAACTTTACCTGAATGAAATCGAAAAGTTTGTGACGGAAATTGACGCAGTGCCGCAAGCTGCGGACTTTATCGTGTTTCGCTTCGGGCGGACATTTTCCCATGGCGCAATCGTGGTGGAATGGCCAATCGTCATTCACTCTTATATTCCTCACGGCGTTCTTTTGAGCGACGCTTTACGCGATGGCGAACTGCTAGGAAGGGAGCACAAGTGTTTTGAAGTGCGTCCAGTAGCAGCGATGGAAGCGGCACGTCGGCTCAACAATGATTCACCGATGAAAGTCACGTTATAAACACCAGAAAAGGCGAGGATCGAGTATGGCTTTGATGGGCGGAAAAGGCGGTGGGAAGAATGCACTCGCGGCAAAACCGAATCTGCTCTCCGCATTGCGCGTGCAAACCAGTTCGTATGGGCAAGTGATTCCGATCCTCTACGGACAGAACCGCATTGCGGCACGGTTGATCTGGGCAGGTGACTTTCAGGCAATTCCGCATACTTCGACAACAAAGGTTGGCGGCAAGGGGCTGGGTTCAGGCGGAGGCAACGCCATTAGCAACACTACTTACACGTATCAAACTGCAGTAGCGATGGCGCTGTGCCAAGGGCCGATCCAAAACATTCACAATGTCTGGGACACAAAAGGAAAGCTGACGCTCATCACCGCAACTGTTCCTTTCACGGTTCCCGGAGGCGGAGGAAACATTACCGTTACTCCTCCGGGCAGCGGAATATATCACTCTCACAGGGGCGTAAGCCGCGCGGACGCTTTCAGTTTCAGCCAGAGCGATTTTGGTTCCGATGGCTCAGTGTCTTTCTCTGGCACGCAGCAAACGCCTTTAACACAAGTTGTCAGTTCTCCAGGTGCAGGGCAGTTTACACAATCCGGCGCAATGTTCAATTTCTCGGCGGCCGATGCCGGCAAGGTGATGACTATCACCTACGTGTACTCTGTTCCTGATTCCAACTCAAATGGCCAGCCGCAGCAGAAATTAAGTCTTACGCTGTTTCTTGGAACTCGGCCGCAAACGCCTTGGAGCTATTTGACATCGGCACATCCGGGGCAAGACCTTGGCTATAACGGATTGGCTTACGTCGCCGCGTCTGCTATGGATCTGGGCGAATCAGGAACGCTGCCCAATCTCAGCTTTGAAGTTTTGAGCGGCATCACGTTCGGCGCCGGAATTGCGGATGCAGAACCTTCAGCCATCATTGCTGATCTGCTAGGCAATCAGTTTTATGGATTGGCCGGCGTAGTTGCTCCGGGTGATCTCACTCAATACAAAAATTTCTGCACCGCGAATGGACTATTTCTTTCTCCTGTGCTCGATGCGCAAAAAGACGCCAGCGCATGGATTCAGGAAATCCTTGATGTCACGAATGCCGCAGCGGTGTGGAGTGAAGGCGTTCTAAAGATCGTCCCCTATGGCGATACCACTCAGGTAGGCAACGGGGCAACATTCATTCCAAACACATCGCCTATTTACGACCTTACCACCAGTGATCTCTTAACGGCGGTGGTGATCAAGCGGCCATCGGTGGCGGACGTAATGAATTCCGTCTCCATTGAATTCGCCAATCGCGCCAATGATTACAACCCAGACGTGGCCGAGGACAAAGACGATGTCATGATCGCGCTTTACGGTTTGCGCAAGGCATCGCCAGTCCAGGCACATTCCATTACCAGCACCACGGTAGCCAAGTTTGCCGCGAACCTGATCCGCAAGCGTAATGTTGAAATCCGGGCAACCTACACGTTTTCTCTGGGCTGGCAATTCAACCTTTTGGAACCGATGGACCTTGTTACTTTGACGATTCCAGAGCTTGGCTATAACAAAAAGCCGGTACGCATCACGGCCATGCGTGAAGATGACAGCGGCAAACTGGAAGTTGATTGTGAAGATTTTCCCTGGGGAACAGCAGCGCCGACGCTTTATCCCCACCAGGTGGGCTCAGGATTCATTACGCAAGCCAATTCAGATCCCGGCGCGGTAAGCACGCCGATAATTTTTGAAGCGAATGATCGGCTATCGCTCACTGGCAATTATGAAGTGTGGCTTGGTGTCTGCGGTCCTACGGTCGCGATCACCGGCGTAACCTACCCTGCGCCGCCGCCTCTGTCGCCTTCGCCGATCCAGATTACGGCCGTAAATCACGGCTATAAGACAGGACAGAAAACTACCATCTCCGGAGTTGGCGGAATCACTGCGGCGAACGGCACATGGACTGTTACCGTGGTCGATCCGAATAATTTCACGCTGAACGGCTCGATTGGTTCTGGGACTTACACATCCGGCGGCGTGGCAGTGAACCAGGATTGGGGTGGCGCTTCCGTCTGGATATCGCCGGACAACAGCAATTACGTGCAGCTTGGCAAGATGTACGGGCCTTCGCGTATGGGCGTGCTCTCTGCGCAGCTTGTCAGCTCGGCTGATCCTGACACCACGCATACACTCGCGGTTGATCTCACGCAATCCACCGGGATACTGAATTCCGGCACGCAAGCGGATTGTGATAATTTCCGCACGCTCTGTTATGTGGATGGCGAACTCATCAGTTATGAAGACGCCACGCTTACCGGGCCTTATCACTACGATCTCGGCGCTCACGGTTCGCCGGCGGCAATCACCGCGGCTAGCAATGCCAGCCCAATTAAGATCACCGTGGCAAATCACGGATTCAACACCGGCGAGACCGTGGTAATTGCCGGCGTCGGCGGTAACACGGCGGCAAATGGAACATGGGTGATCACGGTTGTCGACGCTAATAATTTCAACCTGAACGGCAGCACCGGCAACGGCGCTTATACATCCGGCGGGACGGCCGTGGTAGCAGCGCGGCTGCGGCGCGGCGTTTTCGGATCGCCTATCGCAACGCACAATGCAGGGTCCGTTTTTCTTCGGCTCGATAACGGCGTGTTTGTCTGGGAAGCCGATCCCACTCTGGTGGGAACCACCATTTATTTCAAATTCACCAGCTTCAACCGCATGGGATTGATGGAGCAATCGCTGGCCAACGCCGCGCCATTCAGCTTCGCATTCAACGGTATTTTTGGGAACCATGATGAAACTCCGGCAAACAATGCCACCATCGATTCAGCTTTCATCTCCGGCACAGCGGACAACATCAGAGTTTATGGACCGGGCGGCGTAGGAAATTCTTATACCGCATGGAAGATGAAAGATCAGGGCGCGACTCGCACCATTCCAGCGCAAACGCTTACCTTGACGGATGATCCGGGCGGCGGGGCCATCCAGATCAGTACTTTCTATTGGATCAGCTACGACTTCAACGCAGCCACGCATCGCGTATGGGCCAATTACAACAATTACGTTCAAGCGGTATATCGCGGTCAAATGCGCGTTGGCTCAATCCAGCCAACCTGCAATGCATCCGGCACAGGCGGCGATACCGGCGGACAGGGCTCAAGCGGTTCTGGCGGTTCTGGCGCTCCGGGCAGGCCGCTGCCACGCAACTAAAACAGCCTGTAAAAATCTGCGCAAATTATTCCAAAAATATTCTGGAGATTTTTCAATGTTGAAAAAGTTTTTTCTTTTCTCTGCGACTCTCTGCGTCCTCTGCGGTTCAGGGTTTTCTCAGAACCTCACCACGGTCTCAGGGGCCAACATTACCGATATCAACGGAACCAAGCTGGCAATTGGCCAGTTGTGCTTTCTCATCACTGACCAGAGCGACAACCCAATATCGGTTTCCATCGGCGGCGGCGGCCAGGCGCTCAAGCGCGGCTATTGCTCACCCGATGCCGCGGGCGTGGTCACAGCTTTCACCGTTCCCAATCCTTCCGCCACGTCGCCCAGCGGAATCTACTACCGTGTGATGGTAAAAGATTCTTCCACCGGGCAGGAAGTGTTGCGCTATACGCTTGTAAGCTTCACCGGCGCCACGTTCAACTTCGATAACTACGCTCCCACCAATCTTGCGCAAGGCGCTCCACTGAGCGGGACCACGGTAAGCGGCAACCTAAGCGGCAACGGCAATGCCACGTTCACCGGGACGGTGACAGGATCGAATATCCCCAGCTCCATCCTGCAGCAGATCTTCAGCTCAGGTGTGGGACAGACACAGCGCACCGGCGTGAACTTCTTTTCCGGCATCACCTGTTCTGATAACGCGGGAACGTTCCGGACTGACTGCCGCCCGGGAACGATAAACACGGTTACGTTCTCGGCCACTCCCACATTCGATTGCTCTCTGGGCAGCGTGCAAAAGCTTACGCTCACCGGCAACGTCACTAGTTCATCTCTGGCCAATTGCCAGGCGGGACAGCTTGTGACCTTTGAGATCTGCCAGGATGCCACCGGCGGCCGGACGTTCGCGAATCCAGCAGGCTTGAATCAATGGAGTGCTTTGCCGATTGCCGCCAATGCCTGTGCCTCGCAACAGTACAGCTTTGACTCTGCCACTACAGCTTTTCCGGACATGATGCCGGCGCTCACGGGCGACGTTATCAGTGCGGCCACATCCACCACTACCACGGTGGCCAAGGTGAATGGCGTAAGTTATCCCTCTGGGCCGTCAACCCATAGCGTTCCTGTGACCACGGCAGCAAACACTGAGACGTACAAAGTAGTTCCAGACTGCACCGATACGACCGGCAATCACATCAATTACACGCAAAGCACGGATACTTTCAGTTGCGGGGCGAGCGTTCCAGCGAATACGGTCACAACCACCGCAACCCAGACGCTAAGCGCCAAGACGCTTGCCAGCCCTGCTTTTACTGGAACAGAAACGGGGATGTCGATCACTTCTCCGGCGATGTCCGATCCGACAATTAGCGGCAACACAAACGTGAAGCGCATTAAGGCCAATCAAGGATCGTCTTTAGTGGTTGGGGACGTTGGTGGTTTGGGCGCTGGCTGGGGGTCGACCGCAAGCGTGGCATCGGTGGCTGGGAATGATGTTATCGGGCAGATCAGCATCACATCGAATGGAACCGGGCAAGCTGTAAATGCCGGTCTTACTCTGACGTTTCATGATGGTACGTGGACGACCGCGCCTCTGTGTCTTGCGGTGAGGGGAGACGGCTTCTCTCCGCAGGGCATAATGATCGCAAACACTCCGACTGCGACAAACGTTTCATTCTTCTTGAATGCTCTACCAGTTGCAGGAACCACTTACACATTGAATTTTATTTGCGTCGGAAAGTAATGCGGTAAGATGGTGGCCTGTGAACGTTCACGCCTTCTATCGGCCGATTCTTCAGTACTTCCGTAAAGGTCGCATGGCCTTGTTTGCTGATCGGTTTGCCATCGACCAAAGAACTACGGTGTTGGATATGGGAGGCGGCGCTTTCAACTGGACCATGGTACGAGATCGCCCGCAAATCACCATCCTCGACGTGTACGACCACCCAAATAAAGCGCCGTGGGCTGTTTACGTTGTCGGCAATGGATGCGCTACCAATTTTGAGACGGGCAGCTTCGATATCGTCTTCAGCAACTCTGTGATTGAGCACGTAGGTGGATTTGAGCGGCAACAGCAGTTCGCCAAAGAGTGCATGCGTTGCGGGCGCAGCATCTTCGTCCAAACGCCGAATAAATGGTTCCCCTTCGACACGCATACGCTAATGCCGTTCGCGCACTGGCTGCCTCAGAGGATTTTCAAAAAACTTATTCGCTTCTCGCCCCGATTCTTGGTCTTTAAATCGGACTCAGGAGATATGGAAGACTTCGCTAACATGCGGCTACTGAGCAAGCGTGACCTGCAAGAGCTGTTTCCGGGTGTTGAGATAATCGAGGAAAAGTTTTGTGGAATTACAAAGAGTCTGATCGCGGTGTCCGCTGTTCCTTGTCCAGATCGGCAAACAAACTGCGCTCCTTCTCGGACATCTTCCGATAGTGAAGTTTCAAATATATGAATGAGCCAACGGCCCAAAGCGCTCCACACAAAACAAGGGCTACAATCGCGCCTAATACCCACTGCCAGATCATAAGCAACATTGTAATCCTTCGATGGCCTCCAACAAAAATGATTGGGTTTTAGAAGATTCCCCGACACGGTCCGTCAGCGTTTGAACGCCACTCCGAAGCGGTTGCCTACCAGAGACAGGCCGACTTGTTTGCCGGTGATGAAGCGCGCAAAGGCCTTGCTCATATGGATGTCATCGGAGAGAAGAACTCCGCCGGGGTTCATCTTTTGCCATGCGGCTTGAAATTCGAAAGTCATGTTTCTGGTGGTGTGCAGGCTGTCATACAGAAACACGTCAGGGGCAGGCAGATCGTTCAAGAGTTGTGGCAGCAGGTCGCGTGAACGGCCACGGCGCAGGGTCCAGCGGCTGCGCAGTGGCTGCGGAACAAAGCTGCCGGCAAACTGTTCCGCGCCGATGGGCGGCAGGTCAATGCTCCAGAGACGCCCTTCATCGTTGGCGGCCATGGCCTGGAGAATAAAAGAAGTGGTCACGCCGCTGCCAACCCCGGTTTCCACCACAACGCGCGGCCGTAAGGCGCGGCAAATGACATAGCAAAAATCTGGGAGGCCCGCATCGGCGTCATGCATGGCGGCCGAGGCTGGCCGGTCCAGAAGCGCCCGCTCAGAAGCGATGTGCTCGCGGATAGCCACGGCGTCCGGATCATGCAGGAATCGGCTCAGATCTGTGCCCAGGTATTTCGAGCTCAGATCGAGCATTGCCGCAAGATCAAGCCCTTTGGCTCCGGCGGCGGATTGCGGCGGTGAGACGATTCCTTCAGCGGCGGTCTTGACCCGGTCAAAAAACTCGGATGGACGGCTGAAAAGCAGCTTGAACAGCAAACGATATTTGTGGGATGCGCCCTGATGCACGTCTGGATTTTAGCGGAGCGCGTCTCCTGTTTCATATGTGCCCGCCGGATTTTTGTTTTGAGTGAACATTTCTTCCAAAGAGGGAACCCATGCAAATTCACTTTACTGATTTTGTTACCGCAGCGAACCTGCTGGTGCTGCTGGGGATTTATCGCAAGATGTCGATCATTGTGTACCAGCACAAGCTCATGTGGACAGACTTTGCCGAGCGCAAGGGCATCAGCGCGAATGGTAAGCATGCGACCAGTGTTTAATGCGGCCGCGAATCAACGCGAAGAGCGCGAATACGAATCATTTTTTCAAGTTCTGATCGTGTTCAGTCGCGCAATTCGCGGCCTTCAGGTGAACCCCAATGAAACTTACTCCAAGAGAAAGATTTCTGGCCAAGGTGTGTCCCGAGCCGGGAACCGGATGCTGGTTGTGGCGCGGGCAACTGCGTGCCGATGGCTACGGCCTGGTGCGCTTTGAGCGAAAGCTGTATCTAGCGCATCGGCTGGCGTGGAAGTTCTTTCGTGGCGAGATTGCGCCCGGACTGGTGGTCTGCCACAAGTGCGACGTTCGGGCCTGTGTGAATCCTGATCATTTGTTTCTGGGAACGATGATGGACAACGTAAGAGACATGATGGAGAAAGGCAGGGGCCAGCACGGTGAAAAAAATAGGAGCGCCAAACTGACGACCGAGCAGGTAAGAAGGATCAAGACCATGCTGGCCGAAGGCTTCATGCGGGTGAGTGACATAGCACGCGAATATGGCGTGACGCACTCGACCATCGGCTGTATTGCCAGAGGCACGAGCTGGCGCCACGTCAAGCTGGCTACGGCGGTAATTCAAAGCGACGCTGTCGATCAGCCAAAGCAGGAATTCGTTAGCTCTATCACGGTCCCTGAAGACGAGCTTTGATCACCGTTCCTGATGACCGAACCACCAATTTCAATTCTTGGAGAAGAAGCCATGGCCGATTTCAAAACGGCATTTTTACTTACGCTGCAACATGAAGACTCAACACGCTCCGGTAAGGTGACTGTGGATGTCGGCGGACGGACGCGCTTTGGCATTGCGGAAAAGTTCCATCCTGATCTGCCGGAAGAGTTTTTTACCGGGCCGGCGGAAGACGCGCTGGCCGAAGCGGAGAAGATCGAACAACGCGAATACTGGGACCGCATGCGCCTGGCCGAGGTGGAGAACCAGAACGTAGCCAACAAGCTCTTCGATATGGGCGTGAACATGGGAGTGCGGCAGGCCGCGGTCTATGCGCAGCGAGCGGCACGCGTGGTTGAAGACGGAGTGATTGGGACGAGGACGCTGGCGGCCATCAATGGCGCTGATCCCATTGGCTATTACCAGGCGCTGTGCGAGCTGAGCGTGGCGCATTACCGGCATGTGGCGGCAGTGAATCCAGCACAGGCTGTGAACCTGGCGGGATGGATGAAGCGGGCGGAAGCGTGATGAGGAGCTGTTAGCCCTTAGCCATTAGCCGTTAGCTTTTCATAAACCCAAAGAGACCAGGGGCTGAAGCCCAATCCATAAAGATGCCTTTACGCGGCCATGAATGGCCGCTCAGATTGCTGACGAACCCCATCATTTTGGTGGGGTTTTTCAT